ACCGCGAACCAAGGCCACGAGGTCACCATAGAAGATGTTCGTAGCGTAGTTGTTGATGATTGCGTATTCACGAGTAGAACCCGCAAATACTTGACCACCGATCAAGTTGATCGGCTTTAGGCCGTAGGGGGCCGAGACGACGGGATAAGCCATTTAAGACTCCTTTTAAAATTTAAGTACCTTTGCCAAAGCTGGACGAGGACTTACGCTCTTGGAAGAGCGGCATCCGCGCATCGCTTTGACGCATGAAACTATTGTCTACAGCATCTGTCTGGGATTGTGTAACTTTGGCAAAATGGGTATTTCGCTGCTGCACAAACTCAGTAGGTGTCTTGCAGAGTAATAGTCCTCCGACCTCAATGTTGTCTTTAAAACGACTATTGGGATCAGCTAACAGTCTAAATTTGGGTTGTTCTTCGACGAGAACTGGCTCCCAACCTTCTCGGAGTTTGGCCGATAAGTTACGTGGGTCAGCGTTGTTCATCGTCGAAACACGAATCCAGCGGTAGTTGTACCCGGGCTGTTTGTCTGGCTCAGGTAACAGTTCAGGCTGCATCCACTGCTTTGGACGTTCCTGTATCGCACGTGTTTCAAGTTCTCTTGCGAGACGATTTTGCGTTTCAGCCATTACGGGCCTCCAATTCAAGTTGTGCCTTCACATATTGCTCGGGCGTTAAACCTAGCTTTCGGGCAAGATTTACTTGGCTTTGCTTTAGCCTGACCTTGGTGGGGGCCGTGCTACGAACTGCCGGGGCGACAACTGTGCCGAGTCTTGTGCGGCTTTGTCTATTGTCTTCTGGGCTTTCAAATTTCTCTGAAAACCGTTTGCGCATTGTATTGTCCAATTCGCGGTAATACTCTTCAGAACCAACCTCCACACCACTGTCTTTTAGGTCTTCGTGTAAACCTAAAGCAAAGGCCGTCATGCCTCGATCCTGTCCAAACCAGCTATTGCGCTTTTGCCACGCTACTGCTTTATTGTCCGGTTCAGGTACATACGTTTCAGGTTGATACTGTACAGGTTGGGTTTGTACAGGAATTTCATCCTCTTGTAAAGAGGGCATGCGAAAGTTTTTAACCTGCAACATTTTCAGGTTGGCCATCTGCAACGCTTGGTTGGCCTCCATCATCTTGTCGGAGTCCCCCGCGTCATACGCCTCTTTGTAAGCACGCTGAGCAATCCGCAACTCCATATCAGCATTACTCTGAATGGTAGATACGTATTCTTTTTCACCCGTAGTTAGGATGCCCTTGATGCGCTTATTCTCTTCAAATAGGCGTTGCGCTAAACCAACAGCTTCTTGCTGTTCACGCAGAGCAGACTCTTTTTCACGACGTTCGTCATGCCAAACCTTGCGCATTTGCTTGAGTTTGGTCTTAACGTTGTCGTCGTATTGGTCTAGCTCGTCCTTCTCCAACTCCTCAACAAGAGGCTTGGGTAGGGGCTGACGACCACGATCTTCTGTCGGGGTATCGTCTTCAATCTCAATTTCAATTTCAGGGGCCGAGTTTTGTTCGGGTTTACCCTTACTTTCAAGTTCGTCTGGGAACTTGTACTCTGTGTTGTCATCTAAAGGCATTTTGTGCTCCTTTTATTTACGGGTAATACCACGGGGATCATCTACTATCCCCTCGACTGAATCATCATTGATGATACGGAACTCACGACCATGAATAACCAAACGTGAACCAGCGTACGGGCGAACAAGGATAAAGTCCCCTTGTTTGCACCACGGGCCGCTTGGAAATTTATTAGGGTCTTTGTAGCAGTCAAGGCCAAGCTCAACAACAAATAAGACCGTTGTGAGGGTCTCTTCATTACGCATGGTTTCATCAGCTTTAATCAAACCTACTTCACTGTCCTCAAATTCTGCTACCGCCTCTGGAATGGCGCACAAAATTCGATAACCCGAAGGCTTGGGCAGTTGTTTGCCTTTTTCCTCTGCGGTTGCAGCAAAGTTATAGGCCCCCACAACTTGTGGGTTGTTAGCGTCTGTAGCTAACAGGATTGAACTAGTCATCCGAAGTCTCCAATCTATGTTTCAGGTCTAAGGTGTATCCCCGCATGATGAGTAGACCGCGAATCTCACCACACAGTTTCTTGTAATCCTCAAAGGAATCGGCCTTGCCTTCGGCCAAATATTCTTTAAGCTGATCAATCTTCTCATCCGCTTGTTGGATGAGGACTTCAAATCCATTCATTTATCCCCCTTTAGGTTGTCTTTGCCGCATCTGTATGCGCTCCTGCATTGCCCGCAGTTGCTCTTCATGACTCTTGTTTGAGAGTTGCTTCATGATGTCCACGCCCTTGTCAATCATCCGGCCTTCCTTATCAGCTTGCATCTGGGCAACGGTCTTCAGTGCGTCCATCTTGATGCGTTTGTCATCAGTGGCTTGCTGTGTCTGAATACGTTCACGCTCGATCTGCTGCTGCGCTGTTTTGATAGCGTTGTCGGCCTGATCTTTGGCAACCTTGCGCTGGTTCTCTTGCTCTTTGAGTTGAAGTTCTTTCATCTGCATCTGGACAATCGGGTCTTGCGCTTGCTGCTGTTGCTGTGCTTGCTGTGCTTGTTGCATATTTTTCTGGAGCAACTGTTGTGCAGCTTGCGCCAACATGGGGGACAGTCTTGCCTCGACCTCTGGAGACATCTGAACTTCCTCGCCAGACTCGTCTGTCTGCGCTGGCAATTGCATACCAAGAGTCTGCTCAATCTGCTTGCGGTACTCAAACCCTAGATGCTCATTGATGTGAGACATCATGGCTGCCTGCATTGCAGGTGCCTGCGGGTTATTCTGCAAGAGTGCCATGATTTTGGGGTCTTGCATCGCGGCCATGTGAACCATGATGTGCGACTGATGATCCTGAGCAAGAAACGCCTTGACTGGCTTGCCGTTGAGCACGTTCTGGTTTTCAGTCACTGGGTCAGTTGGCTTGTGGTTATCGTCCATCGGTACAAGTTTTTGCGCATCCTTAATACCCAGCACCTCCAACATCTGACGGTGCAAGAGTGGCAAGTTGTACAACTGAGGTGCACCTTGGGCCAACTGGAGCACGGCCTGATACTGCACAATCTTCTGCGCCATTGTTGACGCATTAGGATCACTGACTGGAATGACATCCACATCGTCATAGTCTGAGCGCTTGGCTTTGCGGCTACCTTCGCTTGGCTGGTAATCGTAGTCGTCAGGTGTGTACTCAGCGATGATGTTCTTCAAGAGACCCAACTCTTGCTTCATGCTGTAGTGGACACGCGCCTGAATAGCCGACATGTTCTTGAGCGTTCTCTCCAGAATCGCCAAGGTAGTGCCCACGGGCGCTTGCGCACTCATGTCACTCAAGGTCAAATCAGCCGTGTTGGCGAAGCGTCTGCCTTCTTCAACAATCTGGCCAAGCAACGTCATCAATGTCTGGCTAGGCTCTTTGTATGGCAGGGGCAGTAAGTTGTCTTTCAGTGTGCCGCTGGCCACATCTGCATCGCGCCACTCGCCGGGAGCAATCGGTGTGTCGTCACCCTTAACCCGCATGCCGCGAGTCTTGAAGCCGCCGGGCAGGTTACTTAAAGTACCAGCATCGACAAGCTGACGAATAAGAGAAGTGCCTGACTTAGCAAAAGCCCCAATGAGGTGGATGAGGCCAAAACAGTAGAAGCCAAAGCCGGGAACGTATCCGTAATGGACAAAGTGTTGGCGTTTTTCATGGGTTTCATCATCAGGCTCCCAGTTGCGGCGAATGGCCAGCACGTTGCTGGTTCCCTTTTCAATGGTGACGACATACGGCAGTGCAATACCCGTCTTCTCACCCTTCTTGTCCTTGTGCTCATAGCCCTCAAGGTCGAGGTCTACGTTCATCTCCAACAGCTTAAACCGATCATCCGACGTGGCACGAAAGCCCATCTTCTCGGCAATCTTTTTCTCAACTTCATCAAGCACGTTGTCCGGTGTGCCCAAGTCAATGTCGCGGTAAAAGCCTGCCACTTGCAGCTTGCGCAACTCGTTCTCAGTCTTGCGCATCACATGGGTAATGCGAGGAGAAGACTGCAAGTTAGACGCGCCGTAAGGCACAACGATGTCTTCAGCAGGAACGAAGAAAGATACCTGACGATCAAGCGACGGGTCGAAATACACCTTCTTGAACGCATTGCCAGACAGACCCAGACCCCACAACATGCGCTCATGCTCTGGGCGATACTCCTTCATCACGTCTGTCAACTGGTAATTCATGTCGTCTGCAACACGCTGCGCAGACTCTTTCTTGGCTGGAGTTTCCTTGCCAATGATCTGGGTCTTGACTGGCCCCGCCGCTGGAAACGTTGCCATCATTGTCTCGGACTGAAACTTCACCAGAGCTTCAGACAGCATGGGGTGGAACACTCCGCATGCGCCTTCCCACGGCTCTGTTCTCTCTTCAATCTTCATGCCCAGCAACTCAAGGCCATCAACGTAGGTCTGCATCCAGTCTTTGCGGCTGC